TACCTTGCATTATTTGGACTGCCCACGCCCCCCAGCAGGAGGACGGGGGGGGGGGGGTAGCGCGACCGCCCGCATGGGACCCATTACGTATATGATTCTTCCCTTCCAACACAGCCCCCCATTTTTGACTATCAGGAACAATTATTATCTTTACCAGATCGAATCGTTGGTCCAGACCATAAGGTGTGTTCCCGATAGGGCCTATGAAATAGGGTGTCTTAGATGGTACAAAAAATAAAGTTTGACAGTTTCAAAAAAATAGTGTAGCTTTTTCCTGCGAAAGCGGGAGTTCTCGGTAGAGTGTAGAGGGGCCAATGTGACTGGAAGATAATGGGATAGGGTCGCTCCCGAAGAGGGTGAACTTGCCACCCCTGCCCATTTAAACTTGCAAGGGCACGAAGCAAGGAGTGTCAAATGCAAAACTCATCCCCGGATTTTCCCAAGAGATCACCAAGTAGGAAGCCCAGGAAACCAAGAGACGCTGCGATCAGGCGGAAAAAGCATGAAGAGAGATTGCGGCAACGCAAGGCCCGCGAAGTTCTCATTGCAGACCGACAGAAAAAACTTCTTAAAAATAGAACCCCTTCCGAAATCCGAATAGGTGAATGCCTATCTTCTCTTGGCCTTTCTTTTGAGGAGCAGAAAAGATTCGGAAAGGGCAGGTTCTTTTATTTTGCCGATTTCTATTTGCCTCAATACCATATCATCTTGGAGGTGGATGGGAAATACCATGATGACGACGAACAAAGAAGCGCTGACGGAATTAGGGAGTTGCGGTTACTTACCTATAACAACGTATCAAGAATAGCCAGAGTCACCAATGAAGAGGCCCTCGGAACCGAAGCGATAAAAGTTGTTATGGAAAGGCTTTTCCCTCATGCCGCAAGATTCTTTGGAAATTCATGATCCCGGATGGAGTTGGAGGAAGTCGCAGAAGCGCCGGGAGGCCAGGGATTCAGACAGCTTTGCAAAAATGTGGATGTCAGCGCTTCGGGGGATTTTAGTTCATCGTGATCCATTTCCTTTGCATGAGGAAGGCCTGGAAGTCCCCCGGCATGAAGAAAAGGTTGACAAGAAGGTTGAGGCGCGGTATGCTTTGGCTCTGATGTTAGCCTATAAACCTTTGGGATAGGCAGCCGGTGCCGAACGGGGAGAATTCCCGCCTCCCCTTCCCAAACACTTCGCGGGGCGCTTGGGAGGCGCACCATGCCGATAAAACTTCCCTCCACGATCAAAATGGGCGGTCACATGATAAAGGTTCTTCATCCATACGAGTTTAAGGAGCGTTCTGACCTTGCCGGTCAAATATCCTGGGGGTCAAAGGAAATAAGGATTGCGTATGGCGACTCTGGCGGAGAGAAATATGCCGACACGCACATCTTGCAGACATTCTTGCACGAAGTCATTCATGGATTTGACAACGCAACGGGCAATAGTATATTCAACGCTGATGACCACGAAAGGCGGGAAGAATGGAAAATAACGAACTCTCGGTACGGGATCGCCTGAATCTGATGCGGTCTGCGTGCGATGCATGGGATTCCGGAGAGCAATATAAGACGCCCCTGGACCTTTACCGGGCCATGCTGGATGAAATTATGGGAACGGGCTCTCCTATCTCTGGTTCTTCTCTTTTTGCAGCCGGTTATGGGATGGCTGAATCAAAGGTTTCTTCTGATGGCCCCGGCCTTGACCTCCCCCCCGCTAATCCCAGCGAGGCACCAGAATGAAAAAGCGATTCCCTGAAAAGCCTTGTCCTCAGTGCGGAGCGATGGTGCAAGAGCCGTACATGAAGAACCATGAGCGGTACTGCGGAAAAAAGAAAGATACGCCTCCGGTTCCGAATGAGAATATGGACTCCGGCGAGATGGAGGCCATTCTTACCACGCTTTACACCAACCGCCTCATCGAAACGCACAATGTATGCCCATTTTGCCGGGAACAATTCAGGACGTTCCGGCGTCTCGATAAAGGATTGCTGGCCTGTCTCAAATGCGGAACGGTTTTTGCTTCCCAGGAAGCACGCGACGTCTGGATAGGTGAGGTAAAAGGCATAAATTGGTCCCGAATCCCGCAATAAACGAAGAGAAACAGGCCGAGGCCGCACGTCAGCTTTCAGGTTTCCATAACTTCCTTTCGTTCAAGGTAGCCCCTCATGTTGCACGCCTCATAACATTGCCTTCACAGTACAAAATCAGGGCATTTTTCAGCGGAAACCAGGGCGGGAAGTCCGCTTCTTGCGCATACGACTACGTTTTGCGGCTTTGCGGGATGCACCCGGTAAAGGATAGGAATCGTCTTGCCCGCCATATCCGTTGTCTTGGCCCGAATTTGCCGGAATCCAAGGATGCAAGCGAGAGCGACAGCCAACAGTACCTTGAATTGAAGCGTCTTTTGCCGCCGGAAATGATCTTGCAGGACATTTCAGCACGCAATAAGACCATGACCCTCTCCACGCCTCTTCATGGAAAGAGTTATATCGAATTTATGAGCTTCAATCAGGAACTTCAAAGCCAGGGCGGGAGCCAAAGAAGCTCGATTTGGGAAGATGAAGAGCCGCCAAGGTCGCATAGGGAAGAGTCCAAGATGCGCCTTTTGGCCGAAAACGGGGATGAAACTATTTCCCTGACCCCAACCAACGGCCTGAGTTATCTTTTCGATGAAGTGTTTTCCAGGGCAGGATATAGGTGGAATTCACCAACAATCCGTGCCGTCTATGGGTTTCCGCTGGAAGAACTCATTGCTGGGGGGTCTCAAAATATCGCGTGCCTACAGATTGCCACCGACGACAACCCGACGTTTGACATCGGGACCATCAACGCCATTTTCTCCGATGTGGACCCCGACGAAGTTCCGGTGCGCCGATACGGGGTTTTCAAGCAGATAACGGGGCGGGTCCACAAGGAATACAACCGCGCCATTCACTTTATCCCGTTCACCAAATATTTTACAAGCGGAGAAGTTCCTTACGAGTGGATTCATGCCCGTGGCATTGACTACCACGAGAGCCGGACCCCGTGGTCCATAGGCTGGCTCAGTGCCTCTCAGAACGATGAATGGTTCTTGTGGCAGGAGATGCACCCGGCTATTGACGGACCCCACGCCATGAACACCTACGAGATCGCCAAGGCCATTGCCAGGAGAAGCGGAGATCACCAGTACATCTTAAACCTCATTGATCCCCTTGCCTGTAAGAAACAATCGAACACGAATCTAAGCGTCCTTGAAGAACTCAACAATCATTTCATTGACTTGCGCAAAAATGATGGAATAGGAACCCCGACATTTTGGGAGGGATGGGATACCCATAATACCAAAGGCCGGGATGAAATACGGACGCGATTCAAAAACGCATTGAAATGCCAGAAGCCATTCAATAACACTTTCCGGGAACACGGGGAAACCAAGAGGCTCCCGACTATTTGGATATGCGATACATGCCCAAGGTTCGATGCGTCCATCCGTCTCTGGTCTTACCAGGAATGGGCCTCGCCGCAATCCCGCCAGATGCACGATCAAAAACCCACGGTGCAGCAAAAGAACTCCCACGACAACATGGTCCTTGAATGTCTTGCCAAGGATTATAGGATGCTTCATTGGAACAGGCCGGAGATACATAGGCCGCAACAGGCGCACAGCGTAACGGGAAGGCCATTATGAGCGGATTCGGATATTCGCGGGCGGAAACGAATCAGGATGCCTACAACGATGGATGGATACGCACGTTCCGGGCAAAGGATATTCCGAAATTCCAAGGAAAAGAATTAAAGATGTTCCGCGAATGGATAAAGAAAGATCAATTCCAAAGAATTTATTTGTACTTGACATTGAAAAAGTATGGGTATATTCTCGATGACGAAATGATTGGATTCGTTGTCAGGTCTATTCTTTCGGGGGAAATATGAGCGAAAAGCAAGCCAAGGCTGATAGACAGGCCAGTAATGACGTTGCGGCTCGAATCGAAATCAGGATGTACGCTGATGGCCGCGTTGAAACGGATGGACCTATCAATAATCTGATGCTTTTCCAGCACATGATGAATCTTTCTGAACGTGGAGTTCTCGACTTTCTTGCCAACCAGAACGCGGCCAAGAAAAGCGGGATCGTTATTCCCGCACTCGCGCAGCCCGATATAAGGAAACTTCACGCGTGAGCAAAGATTTCAACACGGATACGGCACCCGAAAAAAAGGCGTCTCCCGCCACCGGACAAGAGGATTGGGAAGAACGCCTTTGTGCTATGGTGGGATCTGAGTGGTCCAAGGGCCGTTCCTATGTTTCAAAGTTGAACGATCTTCACGATGACATTTACGATATGCTCCGTGGCGAACGCCCGAAGAAGAATTACGACTGGCAAAGCAATGTTGTTATAAATAAGGTTTTCCAAATAGTATGGACTACCATTTCTTACGTTGCTCAAAAAATCTATAAAGCCAATCCTATCGTTGGGATTGATGGTTTTGATGAACGAGAATGCTGGAAACGGCAGATGCTTATAGAAAAATGGTTTCAGAGGGATCAATATTTTATAACATTGGTTCTGATATGGCTTAGACTTATCCTTAACGGGACTGTATTCGTTAAGAAGACATGGAACCAAGAACTTATTACTGCTCCGGGAGGGCGTAAATTCCCAAAACAGGATGGTCCACATGACATGGTGGTTGACAACGCCGATGTGGTCATTGACTGGCTGCTCAGGCCAGGACAGAGTATCAAGGATGCCAGGTTTATAATCCATCGTGAAATGGTGGACCTTGCCTCTCTTTATAGTTCCAAGGTAAACTATATCAACCTGGACCTGCTTCAGGGGACTACTGGCGTACGTACCGATAATGATGAAAATAAACCAGCCGCTCTTTCTAAGGATGGCCTAGATCAACCTCCGGCATCTGATGTGTATAGAGAAGTTGAAGTCAAAGAACGCCAGGGATTTTTCCCGGTTAGCATAAATAAAAATGGTGATATAAAAGCCGTCTTTGAGATTGATGAAATATATGGCAAGGATCGGGATGAAAAGATTGAATGGCGTCCGATGGTTATAACGATAGCAAGGGCTGGCGGAGCGCCAGTTCTGATTCGTTGGGAAGAAAATCCCTATGGAGAAATGACGTGGTGCGCCGGGCATCTTTTTCTGGATGCAAAAAAATGGTGGTCAACAGGGCAGATAGAACCCATAGCAGACCTTCAGACCATGATGAACGATAACGTCAACGCCATGTTTGACGAAATATGGAGAAATCTTACCCCGCCCATCCTTGTGAATAAATATGGACTCCATGAATGGGATACGATGGTTAACGCGCCGGGCCAGATATGGCAGATAGCCGGACCTCCACGGGATCAGATTGAAATAACAAGGCCCTCTCAGATAACAGGTGATGCATGGATGAAGCACAGGCTTTTTGATAATGAAATCCAGCTTTCATCTTCTGTAACTCCTGATGTATCCGGGAAAAGCATTGCCGATACAGCAACCCAAGGAGTCTTGAATAGTCAGTTCTCATCTGCCAAGTTCGATCTGATGATTATGCTATTTGAACAGAGCCTTCTCATTCCATCCGTGGAGATGACATTCCGATTCGCGCAGAAATTCGCGCATCCCATGACCTTCCTTGCCATGTTCGGAGAACCGATGAAGTTTGACGATCCATTTGTGGAAGGATTCAAGTATCAACCTCGCTTATCTTCAGTCAAAACGGATCAATCTCAGGAACGTGAAGTCCAGGAAGATATTCAACTTCTTGGAATCGTTGCACCAATGCAAAATCCTGGCACTGCAAAAATGGTAAATGTCCTTATTCAGGACATTATGATGCAACGCAAAGGAGTATTGCCGGCCAAGGAACAACTGCTGGATGAAAACTATTTTGAGCCTTCGACCCCTGAAGGGACTCTCCAAATGATGAATAGGGGCGCTGGCGGGATTCAGCCCGGAGCGCCCTCAAACCAAAATGGAATACCACAGAGCGTAAATGAGCGCTCCATCCGTCAGCGCCAGATAACTCCAAAGGGGATGAATCTGCAATGACCAGCAACACGAATATGAAGGATTTGATTATATCCCTTATTTGGCCGGAAGGGGAAGACCTCAGCACTGGCCCTGAGTCATTCCCGCGAATAAAAGCTGAAGGCGCTGTTGCTGAACAGGCTCTTGCAGAATGGTTTACCAGCCACGGCGGGGCATACGTAATAAAGAATAACGCCAGGTCCTTGCAGGAAAAAATCATACGGGCCTTAAACCATCCACGCAAGACGGAAGACGAACGTGTCGAGAATCTTTTCTTGCTCGAAGAAATAAAGCACGACATCGCCTTTACGCAGACGATTATGTACTGCGTTGCGGCACAGGAGGCCAAAAAAAAGAAGGCTTAAAATTTGGGGTTTCCGTTAAGGGACGGCCATCCTGAGACGGACCAAGAAATTTAAAGAGCGGCAATACAGGTGCCTGTATCACTTGTGTTTCCGCTCTTTTTATTTGCCCCAACCAATAACAGCGGCCCCGGAAGGGATACCGAAAGGAGATTCGATATGGATGAGGAAAAAGACGCCCTGGAAACCCAGGATACGCCGGGAGAAGGACAGGAAAAGGCCAACGACGCCGAGGCTCAGAAGTTAAGGTCTTGGCTTGGCCGGGTTGAAAAAGAGGGCAAGGTAACCAAGGCTCTCTTGCAACAAATCAATGATCGTCTGGAAACCTTGGGACAGGCCCGCGTAGCCCCCCAGGAAAGCGAAAAGGGGAAAGACCCCGTAAACGACGCCCTATACGAGCAGATGTATAGCGGTGATTTCATGGGAGCATTGGACAAGTGGCATACCATAAAGGCGCAGGGCATGGCTCAACTTCAGAGGGTGCAGGAGAAACAACTTCTGAGCGCCCTGGAAGGGATGGCCGACAAGCCTATGTTCGGGGATATTTCCGGTGAAGTCGTTGAGAAGGCCAAGAAGATGGTTGCGGATGGAGCAAGACCAACGGATGCCGCAAGAATGGCTTACAACGAAACCGTGAACGAACATCTTCTGAACACCATCACGAACGGTGGAGCCAATACCGCCGCATTATCCATGCTTGGAACCGGAAGCAAGAAGGGGAAGGAAAGGGCCCCTGCGGCATTGCCGGAAAAGTTTGAAAAGGCTTGCCAAAGGGATATTCAGGCCGGATTGTTCAAGGATAAGGGCGAATGGATTGCCGCCCTGTCTCCGAAAATCCGTGCCGAACTCGGAGTCTAAAGGCGGCGCATGAGAACAAATCCTGCGAATAGAGGAAACGAAGATTACAACTTCGCCCGTTGCCGCAGGTGCCAGTTTCCCCTGGATAAATCCAGGGATAAAACTCAAAAACGTTCTTGCGTCTCCTTTACGGCTCCTATCGGCGTCATTAATTCTGACGTACCGTATAACATCACAATAGGAGGAGGATGTCCCTTTTGCGGGACTCCGCAACCCTATTCATTCCGATGAAAGGAGATGCACCATGAGAGTTGTAAAACACCTCATCTTTGGTTCTGCCCCCGCACAAATCGAGTTGCCTTATAATGGTGACCTGGCGGCGGACGGCACCACCACAAGATACAAAGGCTCCCTGGTCAAATTCATGGACATTGATGATATTGACCACGGAACTTTCTTCACCTTTGCCGGGCTTACAACGGAGATGGAGAACGTCTGCGCGATTCTGGAGGAACAGCATACGGCCTCTTATCTCCCGGACGACGGGACCAAGGAAATCTCCCTATTCCAGATGACTCCGTTCGACCCCATGACCATCATCGAGGCCGAATACGTCCAGAAAGATGCGGCTGGAACAGCCAATACGGACACGGAGTTTTCTGGTTCTGCAGCCTCTACGACCCTGACCACACCGAGCCAGGGGACAACGGACTGCAACATCGGAGCGTGGATTTATTTTGTGACCGGGGCCAACGCCGGATATCTGCACTACATCACGGATAACAACGGCACGACCTCCGCGACCCTGCGGACGGCCCTGGTGAACGATGTTGTCTCCGCCGATACGGTGCTTTTCATCCAGCAGAGGAACACCAGGACGCTCGACTTCAACGCCACGTTCACGGACATCAAGAGCGAGTGCGTTCTTGCATCCAGAAGCGACGAAGTCATTGGCATTGAGTGCTACGTCCAGGCCGACGGCATCGCCAAGGAACCCTTGGATTCGACGAAGCACGACGGCATGAAGCTCTCGAACGCCAAGTTCTTCCACCAGTTCACGATCCCTAACACCCTGTGGGTTGACGACATCACGGGCGCATAAAGAAAGGAGTGACCCATGACACTTTTAGCTGAGAATTTTGGGGACCTCCTTGATCCGAGGTTTCGCAAAATCTTCACCACGGAAATTAACGAGGCGCAAGACCAGAAATATATTGACGCCTTATTCAATCAAATGACCTCAACCCGGAATTCCGAGAGGACTTCCGGCATAGGAGCTATGGGAGATATTCCTAGTTTCAATGGGACCTTGGAATACGGCGATATTTCCCAGCTTTACGACAAGACGGTGACTTTCCCGGAGCGGGCATATGGCATCAAGATTCAACGGCAGTTGTCCGATGATGACCTGTTCGGGATCATGGATCAAAGGCCGCGCCAGATGGCCGTTTCGGTTGACAGGACCAGGGGGAAGATGGGAGCATCCGTTTTTCTGAATGCATTCACCCTGGCGGACGGCGGCGACGGTGTTGCCCTTTGCAGCGCAAGCCATCCCTACGGCCCGAATGATGCCACCACGCAGAGCAATACTGGAACCGATTCCCTGACGGCCCTGACCATCGAGGCGGCTCGCAAGGTGGGCATGGGCAGCATCAAGACTAACACCGGAGAGATGTTAGAGATCAACTACGACACCATCCTCTGTGGCGTGGACAACGAGGAGAAGGCGTGGGAAGTCATCAACAGCGCCGGGAAAGTGGACACCGACAAGAACAATCGGAACTTCCATCAGGGCCGGTACAAACTCATCGTGTGGCCCCGTATCACGGGCTACAAGTGGTTCATGGTGGATTCCCGCCTTGCCAAGATGTACCTGGAGTGGTGGGACCGCGTGAAGCCGGAGTTCAACCGGGACCAGGACTTCGACACGTATGTCGCGAAGTGGTCCACGTACTTCCGGTGCCAGACGAATTACTCGGATTGGCGCTGGGTGTACGGAAACAACGCTACGACGTAACAATGTCAATGCGAGGCCCCCTAAACTTCTACGGATGAAGCTATGGGGGCCTCCACAAAGAAGGAGGCTACAATGCTTGGAAATTACCCGCAAGGATCCGGTATCCCCGGTGACGCCTATGCAGGGATTCTCCCCATGATCAGAGGGACATGGTACTACGTGGACCCTTATGAGGGGAACGATAGCTGGAACAAGGGCGACGTTTCGGCTGACAGACCGCTCAAAACCCTTTCCAAGGCATACGAATACTGTGTATCCGGGCGCGGAGACGGCATTTGCCAGTTCTCGGGTGGAACTACGGCTGCCAACACGTCCGTTCGGGTTTCGACGGCTTTGGACTGGACAAAGTGGGGCATTACGTATTTTGGGGTCTGTGCCCCCACGATGTTCGCCCAAAGGGCTAGGATTTCCAACACCACAAGCGTTTTGACCCTTACAAACATCATCACGGTTTCCGGAAGCAACAATGCCTTTTACAACCTGTCCATGTTCAACGGCGGGTCCGATGCCACGGCCCTGGGATGCCTCAAGGTTTCCGGGGACAGGAACTATTTCTCGAACGTCCACGTCGTCGGGGCTGGCCACGCAACCCCCTCAGCGGCTGCCGATGCCGTGAACCTGGAACTCGAAGGGGCCATCGAGAACACATTTGATGACTGCGTTTTCGGGACGGACACCATCAACCGGGTTGGAACCCTGGGAACCTACGACATTGAGTTCACCAGCGGATGCGCGAGAAACGTGTTCCGGCGCTGCCTGACGCTCTCGCAGACGACATCCGGGCAGACGGGGCACTTCGCTATCAAGATCGGCGGAGCCGGTGACGGCATCAACCGGAACCAGTATTTCTTCGAGTGCAATTTCCACAACTACAACGAGGGCGCGGTTTCGGCGCAGTCCAACCTCATCGGCGGGACGGCCCCGAACAACGGAAAGATAATCTTGCGGCAGTCCTCGTGGTTGGGATACACAGCTCTCGAAGCGGGGACGGCAACGGCATACACGGATATGCCTGCGGCAAACGCCGCGGGCGGCTTGCTCACGGTTGGATAGAACCCTTTTGCGGGGGCTTCGGCCCCCGCGTTCCAAGGAAACAGCATGACGAAAAAGAAACTTGATGCCGAGTTTCCGAACCCTTTATCTTCCGAAGATATTGCAAGAATAAAGTTGGAGATAGAGGAAATCGAAGCAATGGCAAATCCCAAGTCTTTCGCGGACGATGTTGGAATCACGGAATCTTCATCCGCGAGGATTCAGGACAAGGCCGGTCTCAGGCATGAAGTTGCCAGAAAGAAAGCGTACCTTGCACGGAATACACCACGGCCTTTCGAATCGGTAGCACAGGCAAATTATGCCTATAAATGGAGGAATGAATTTAGAAAATGGGAAAAGGAAAATAAACCCACGAAAAAGGAACTGGATTGTAAGCCCGCGAACCAGCAGGACTTTGAAAGAATCATGCGGAAGCAGGTTGCCTATATGCGACCTGAGGTACAAATGCGTGCTCAGATTTGTCGCAATATTGAGGCCCGGCTTGAAGCTCATGGGGGTGGACGCTAATGGCTACCACGGCGGTATTACAGGCCAACGTCTTGAAGCGAATTAGAATGAACTCGACGGACACGACGCTTCTGGCCCGCGCTCTGGTCTGGTTAAACACCGCCCTGGACCTCACCCAAGGATACCTGCCAGATGTGGAGTTCATGCAGAAGTCAGAGATGACTCTTTCCACGGTGGACGGGACCGCAATCTACGCCCTGCCGTCTGATTTCCTGCAACTGATTTCCCTGAGAGACGACACGAGCGGAAATATTATTGACATCATTACCCGTGAACAGTTCGACCGGAACCATCCAGACCCTTCTTCTGAGGAAGAGGCAGCGCCCTATGAGGCCGCAATCGAATTCGATAGGTCCACGGGTCCAGGAACATCCATTTTGCGCCTGGCGGCTATTCCAGACGCCGTGTATGTCCTTTATGGAATCATGCGATGCTTTCATCCGGCCTTGAGTGCAAGCCAAGATACGATATGGGCGAAACTCCAACCGGTCCTTGAGGCAGGTGCCGCATACCAAGGGGCCTTAGAACTTTGGGGAGACGATGAATATCGGTACTGGCGTTCAGAGTTAAAGAACGAATGGCTGAACGCTACAAAAGCGATTTCTCAACTCCTGGCCCTGCAACGGGTAAAGCCAAAAAGAATCCGCGTTGTAATGAAAGAAAGCGACCTTTAAATGGAAGTGGCAATAGGAAACGTCTTGGGTGGAGTAAATTATTCGACGCCACCAGCAGGACTTCCTTCCTATTTCCTTGCCGATGCTCAGAATATTGTTCCCACCCTAAGCGGATATGCCACAAAACGCGGCGGGTCATCTAAGATGAATACAACCGCTTATGGGACTATCATTACTTCGCTCCATGAACTTGTCATTGCTGGAACCTCCAACCGGTTTGCCGTCCAGGGCACGAAAATAGGAAAATATAACTCCGGGACCGGGGCCTTTGTGGATCACAACACCATAGCCCTCACGACCGGACTTTACGGGCAATGGCTGAATTATGGCGATTATGCCATCTACGTAAACGGGACTGATACGGCACGCAAAACAGACGGGACCACGGAAAGTGATCTCACATCTGATTTATCTGGCCTCCCTGGCGCACGGTGCATAGCTGAGTGGGGAGAGAGGATTTGGGTAGGTGGATACACAGGGAATATAGCGACTCTTGTTGGTAGCGCACTAAGAGCGCCCACGGACTTTAATACCGCCACAGCAGCCATTGGGTATTGGACAGGAACTATAGGAAATAAAAATCAAGGTATAACCGGGCTTTTCCCGTTTTACGATATTCTCTTGATAGGAAAGCAAAACCAACTTTACCTTTTAGCTGGAGCCCCAGAAACGGATTCCAGTACCTTCAGCCTGAAACCCTTGCAGACCAAGGATAAGGACAGCATAGGATTCACGTCCAAGAACGCTATCACCCAAGTTGGGAATGATCTTATTTTCCTTGATGGGTTCGACATTAAACGTCTATCAGGTATAAATCAATATGGAGACGTGGAGAGCGTAAGCGTCCTTGGGAACGTCAAAGACTTTTTTAGGAGTTCAACTGGCGCGGCCCTGTCATCGGCCTATCTTCAAAACGCCTCATTCTTCCACTACAAGTTCAAGGAGCAGGTCTGGTGTTCCCTGCCCACAGGAGCCAATACGCGCTTCTGGTTCATCCTGGATTACTCAAATCGTAGCGCACGGGAATCAATGGGCCTTCAAGGTTATTCCTTTTTTCCGATGGCTGGTTTGACTCCTATTTATCTCGGAGGATTTGAGAACGGAACGCGAGTTGATCCCTATGCCGGATGCGAAGATGGATTTATCCGCCAACTTGATACTGGAACCAACGACACTTCTACGGCTATTGACGCTCATGCTACATGGTCAATAGGCGCTCCGGATAGAAATGTTCAAGCGGGATACGTTAATCTGAGCATAAAATATGCTTCGGCATGCTCCATGACTTTGGGTTATGCCTATGGATTAAACGATTGGGCTGATATTCGTACGGCTGGAAATTTTACGAATCTTGACGCACAAGACCTTTCGGATGAGACATGGACAAATACGGGCGTTGTTGGCAAGAAGCGCTTTTCGGATATGGCATATCAGAGTGGACGTTCTTTCGCGTTTAAAATTCGCCATAATACGGCATCGCAGACTTTCGAGATACGTGGGTCTACCATCATGTACCGCAAGCATGAAAGGTGGTTCATGTGAGGGATTCAAAGA